GGAATTTCTGTTGGAACTCTATCCGCAGGTAATTTTTCTTCAAACGCGCTAGGCAATTCACTAGTAATAGACGGTTCTGAAAAAATAGCATTAAGCGCTAGAATTAGTGTTGATAGTATAACTCGAAGAGATACTGGTCTTACTAGTTATCTTTCACTACCTTCAAAATTACAAATTAATTCTCTTAACTATACTTTTCCAACTACATCACCTCAAGCTGATACGTTTTTAGGTTATAGTACATCTGATAATGCCGGGCAATCACAGCTTGCGTGGATGGTACCAAAGGTAATACACTCTGCTGTAGCGCCAACCACAGCTGCTTTAATTCCAATTGGAACTATTGCACCATATGCGGCACCTTTATCAGGCGCGCCTTATGGTTGGTTAAACTGTAATGGTCAATATGTTGACGCTGTTACATATTCAGAACTTCTTACCGCAATAAACGGACAGTATGGTCGAAGATTTTCTGATAACACATTTGCTGTTCCAAATCTTAGCAGTACAGCATTATATGGATATACTGAAGGACCGTCCCCAGCTGGAAGTTCATTGGTAGGTATTACATCAGCCCACTCATCCAGTCCTGGTGTTTCTGCTAGAGGCGTGGGCTTTATTATTAAAGCATTTAATGGAGTTACTAATCCAACAATGACTGTTGGTAAAAATCTATCTGCAACTCTTACGTCTGGATCTGGATTAGTTACAAATAAAACAGATATTTCATTTAATCCTCTCAGTGGTGAACTAAAAATAACAAGACCTGTACCTGGGCAGCGAATATTTACACAGCCAGGCGTAACTCATTATTTTGAAATGCCAGGTGGTGTAACATTTGTTAAATTTTATGTCACAGGCTCAGGATCGCATGGTGATAAGCAGTCCGGGAATGCTGCTGCGACAGCCATTGGTTATCTTTCTGCTGCTCCTGGAAAGCGTTTTCCTGTTGAAGTTGCCAGTGCGCCTAATTTTGCACAAGACGGAAATGCTAGTTATATCTACGACCCTGCTGATGATGGTACTATATTAATAAAAGCTCCTGGTGGGGAATTTCGATCTCACACTGCACAAGCCCCAACCATTAATGCTAGTAGCTATCTACCAAGTGAAACTATATCAGTTTTAGGTGGTGTTGGTGGTATCGATACAGATGGTGGAGGAAAGGAAGAAGATAACGGAGGAGCTGGTTATTGGGGGCATGCACCAGCTTATGGTGGTGGAGGTGGTTCACATGCCGATGACCCTCAGGGTCCACCACCAACTGATGGTGTTGTTATCTTTGAATGGAACTAGTTGCTTTATAGTATCAATACTATAACTACAATATGGAAGAAGTAATAGTTGAAGGTCTAGATTACGAAGATTTTGTTGTTTTAAAGGAGATCTTAACAAAATGTACGTTTTTTACTTATGACCAACAACAACAACTAGTAGACAATTCTATTATTGTTGAGAAAATAGATAAAATTATACAAGTGTTTCAAGATGAATAAATACTTGTATGAATGCAAGTTTTTGCAGAGCTAATGCACTCTGTGAGGAGTTTTCCGATTATGTCATATATGACAGTGAATTGGATAGTGTTCTTGTTAACGTACCTTTCCGGCATTTTGAAATAATTTATTTAGAATTAGGTAAATTAGGATATACGCTAGTGTTTAAGACACAAATTGAAAAAACAAATTCCTTGACCTGTACTTTTATAAAGGAATGAGTAATTAAATATATATATGCCAGCATTAGCAGGATTTCCAACTGATATATCTTTACCTTCTTTAGCAAGATACTATACGTTTGTCGAAATTAAAAAATCTTTTAATTCTAATTTCGATATAACATGGTCCTTTCAATATAAGCTACCTAGTACTAGTTTTCCTTCTTCTGCTAAATCTAATAATTATGAGCTAGGTTTTTCAACATTTTTAACCAATCTCGCGCAGCCTGTTTCATGTTTACCTGGTCAGTATTTAGGAGACCAGGATCCGGAGTTAGTATTATCAGGAAAGGCGTTATTAACTGAAGCTTCAGAAGTAATGAAAACTGAAGCTGATTCAACTATTCTTCTTGAAGGCGCTATATTAAGTGGGATGTTAGTGAAAGTAGCGTTCGACTCTACTGGATCGTATGCTTTAACTGGTAGAGATGATAGACCGGGAGTAAAGCGGCATCAATTATTAAGGGAGTCAATTATAGCTCGCGACTTTCTACATAATGTAATAGCATATAATCATTTATCATCAATATCAACAACTTTTAGTACCATATCCACAGATACGTATAGGACATTGAGATTTAGATATGTTAATCTCGGAAGAACACTATATGTTGATTCTAGAGAAAGCGATACCACAACGTACACACTTTTAACTGCAATTGATATGGGGTCAAGATACAGTACCCTATCAAACATAGAAAATATATATTGTGGATTTGCGTTTTCTACTCCTATTTCTTCAACTACACCTGCCGCTGCAGGCGGTTATACCTTAAGTGCAAAGGATTTTTTCTTAAGGAATTTTCACGTTGAAGGTTATGAGGGCAGTGAAGTGCTTACTGAAACTGTATTAACTCCAAGTTTGTGTACGTTACCTAATGTTCCGTATACTACTGTAACCAATATCACTGCATAATGGCTTTCGAAATTTTTAGAGCGGGGAAAAACCCATGGGCCGACCCACCACCACCTCCGGATCCCCGGAGGACGCATAGAGCTCGAACACACGGAATACCTGGACAACCACCGGAGCAAGATCCACCAGTTCCACCACCACCGCCGGAACCTTCTCCTGCAGATTTATCTTCTGAAGAGGCATATCAAAGATCTCGCGCACGAGATGAGGCGCGTCGGGAGTTATTAACAGCTCCCCCATCGCCTCCCACGCCCGCGCCTACCCCACCACCGCCGGCACCTACCCCACCACCGGAATCACAAACCCCCACACAGTCGAAGGAAATTACTGTAACCTTATGTAGTCAAGAAGTAACTTTACAAGATATTGATGCTACTGTTAAGTCTTACCCACTATTAGGCGGTGGTGGTATACCAAACTCCTTTAAAAATACATCCGGAGTTGTTGATATTAATTTTGTTGCAATAAGTGAAGATTTTGAAGGTACCGTTGAGTATATTATTGAGGATGCAAATGGGGATGAATTATTTGATAGTGAATCTAGCGCTAATGATAATCGAATAGATATAAACGTTCCGGATTTAACGTTTCCAACCGACCCGAGTGCTGATGATGGTAGTATGGAAATAACAATTTCCTTTCAGCAGATTAATAATGGAAAGCCATGTACGAAATCGTTAACACGTGTTATAAGCAATCCTGTCACCCCAGCCGCGGCTGCTACGCCACCGCCTCCCGTGGTGCCTACTCCACCGCCTACAGGAATGGGACCTACTCCGCCTCCAGTACAAGGAAAGCCGGCGACTAGACCCGGGTTTGATACGGTAGCTTCAAAACCAGCTCCGACGCCGGCTAAACCGGTAAATCCACAATCGGTACCAACGAAACCTAGGTCCGGTTCTTTAGGTCCAGTTTCAGATCCAAATGGTTATATTCCAGAATCTACACAAGAAGCATTAGTAGATGCTAAAGATACTCTCGCAACAGCAGAATCAGAACGCGCGCGTCTAAAGCGTGAGGCAGATGCAGCAAGAGCACAGGCCGCGGCAGATGAAAAGGCGGAAGCGGATGCTCTTGCTGAGAGTAGAGCTCAAGTAGCAGATACTAAAGCTGAAGCTGAAAGGGCTCAGAGTAACCCATCAGAGTATGAGAGATTAACACAGCAAGTTCAAGCACTCGAACAAGCGCTTGAGGGGCAGGTTGACAATATTCGTGGTCAGGATCGACTACGGCGATTGCGCGAAGAGCAAGATGCAGCTCGTTTACAAGAATTAGATCAAACTATTTCAGCAGCTGTACAAGATATAACTTCAACGTTAGGCAGTGAAGAGGAAAGATTAAGACAACAAGCTGTTCAGCCCGGGCTGGATCCGAATGTTGCGGCTGCTGTAAACGCGCAAGCTAATACAGTAGCTAATGAGTTAGAGAGTGAGCTCCAATCACAAGCTCAACGAGAGGAGACTCAGGCAGAGGAGGAAGAGCAACAGCTGACGTTTGCCGAGATTCGAGCTCGAATATTAGCGCAAAGGTCTGAAGAGGAACTAGAGAGAATTCGTCAAGCTGATGCGCGCACGGCAGAGCTAAAGGAAAATCAAGCTGCTGCCTTAGCTGCTGAAGGTAAAGATTCTGGAATTTTTGAGCTTGGAGCTGTTTCGACACAAGAAATTAAGAACTTAACTGCAGGTCTTACCCCTTCAACAGGTGAGCTTGGAACGATGGAGCTGTTTGAAAATTATGCTCGCGATTGGAATCGAAACAACCCGCAACTTAAAAGAAATTCGAATTTCTGGGGTTACGGGTTAAAGGGACTTACTGCAATAAGTCCATTTTTAAATTCAGATCGTGAACCTGGAAGAAAGAAAATATTTCACGGGGTTGCTATTACCAGACGTCATGTTCTTATAACTGAGCATGTATCTTTTCCGAGAGCTGGTGGTAAGATTGGGTTTATTGATAAGGACAATAATGTAGTTGAGCGAACTATATTAGGGGCGATGGATAGATTAACGGGCCGGTACGGTGACTTTAACATAAGTGTTCTAGATGAAGATTTACCAGATAATATCGAGGTAATGAGAACTCTTCCTGAAGATTTATTATCACTTATACCGAGAGACGAGTTGATACCCGCGGATTTGCCGAACGGGATCCATGCCAGTCTCGACGGATCGGACGACGATGCTAGAGAGTTTAATTCATGGTCATTTTTTTACCGCCCTAAAGATCTATTAATATGGTCCACTAATCAAAGAGAGCAAGGTCCTATATGGAGAGTTGAACAAATAGCGCTCAAGGATGGTAAGGAGTACCGGTTTGAAGGCACTGCAGATGATCCGACGTGGGTATATCCCCGTGGTCCTAGATGGTCACGAACATGGTTACGGGGTACAAGGCTCTCCGGTATTGGTCGCCCACCGGATGGTCTTAAATGGACCACTAATCTCGACGATGAGGTAAATCAAGAGTGGAATACAGATTTTATTACTCATGATTCGAGTAGCCCGTTAATGTTTATAATTAACGGTGAAACAGTACTAGCCTCCATGGCTACAACCCCATGGAGCGGTAACTTAATAGGTGGAAGAAATTCTCTCTTTCAAATTAATAAATTAATTGATGAGGTAGATCAACACGTATTAGGTGAGTCGACTGGTTACACTGTTACTCCCTTCGATGGTCCAGCTATTGTATCAAATATAAATGTACCAGGGGTAAATACTAATCCCATAAATGCAGCGAGACCGACTTCACCTCCAACCCCGGCGCCGACCCCTTCGCCTGATACATTAGTAACTTCACCACCAACACGCGCTCCATTTCCTACATCACCACCAACACCTCCACCGACGACGCCGGCGCCAACAAGTCGTGCAACATATACTTTAAATATCAAAGTCGAAAAACCAGCTGGTAATGTTATTAGTCAGGAAGTAAGAAGACAATCTGTAAATCAGTGGTCGTTTCCTATTACACTACCTGCAGAGTTGGATGATCTTCCTCCTCGGATTCAGTCAGACAAGTTTTCCTTTAATGCTCAGTTAGTAGAGGAGACCGAAGATACAAAGACGGTAAATATCACCCAAGGTTACATAACAGAAACTACACAAGCCGGTGGTGAGGGTTCAATTACGTTTATTATAAAGCCGGCCTCCCAGTTACCTCCAACTTCGCCTCCGACTTCGCCTCCGACTATACCCCCGACTTTACCACCACCTACTTTACCACCGGTGACCCCACCACCCGATACTGACGGTGGTGATGGTGATGATTATAACCCGGATCCAAGTGGAGACGGGACACCCGGCCTTCCTTGGATACCGACAATTTACGATCCGTTGGATCCCTATATACCAGATTTACGTATATACGAAGATCCAACAACGAAACCTCCGTATACAACTCCGCCGTATACTACACCTCCGTATACAACTCCGCCGTATACTACACCGCCGCCACCGTGTACTGTACCTCCACCTGGTGTACCTAATATTCCTTGGGACCCGGGTCCTCCTGTAATAGAAATTGAAGAAGAAGAGGAAGTCGTCGATGAAGAAGAAATCATTGAGGTAGTTCCAGAAGAGCCAATGTACCCGGCGCCTATATTGCCATTAGAGGTGCCGTTCTTAATAGAACCGAGCATTACAACTACTACAACTACTACAACTACTACAACTACTCTAGCGCCGGTGCCTACACCAGCTCCTGTGACTACAACGATATGTCCAGAAGATGAAGATTGCAATATATTGCAATTTTAGTAATTATTAGTGTGACTAAGCTTACTATCGGAACATGTGTCTACGATGATTATGAAGGTCTATATTTTACTATACAGTCCTTGAGGTTACATCATAAAGAAATCTTAGACCGGGTAGAGTTTGTTATTATCAATAATAATCCAAAGTCTGCGCAGGGTAAAGAAATACGTAATTTTATCGAATGGATTAAACAGCCTGTAACATATGTTGAATTTGATGCTTATTCTTCAACTTCATTAAGACATAAAATATTTGGGCTAGCTAATACAGAATACGTGCTAGTATTAGATTGTCATGTATTATTAGACCCAGGGTGTTTAAAGAAGCTGTTAGACTATTATGATGCTGGAGAAGACCAAGGAAATTTGTTACAGGGTCCCTTAATGTACGATGATATGGAAAATGTATGCACGCATTTTAATCTAGATAAATGGGGCGGTGAAATGTGGGGGGTATGGGATACAGATAAAAGAGGTGTAGATGCAGATGCAGAGCCTTTCGAAATACCGGCTCAAGGTCTGGGTGTGTTTACATGTAGAAGGGACAGTTGGTTGGGGTTTAATAGAAGCTTTAGAGGGTTTGGTGGTGAAGAAGGTTATATTCATGAAAAGTATCGTAAAGCTGGTCGAAGAACGTTATGCCTGCCATTTCTCAGATGGTTGCATAGGTTTGGAAGGCCGTTAGGGGTACCATTTAAACCAACCAGAGAAGATCGGTTCCGTAACTATATGATTGGGTTCCAAGAAATTGGAAAAGACACCAACGAAATTATCGATAGATTTAAAGATACAGTTTCGAAACAGCATATCAAAGATGTAAAGGAAGAGCTTGGATTATAAACTATCTTTAGCTTTTATTAAATGAAACTTCTATGTATAACTCCTACATATGGTCGCGACGTAAAATTATTACAAAACTGTCTCGCATGTTTTAATTCTCAAACTTACGACAACGCTTATCAAATATACTTAGATGATACCTACGATGGAAATGTCATACGTGGCGATAGATTTGCTGTTTTGCAAACTAAAAACAGATTTAATAATTTATCAGTAAAACACAATTACGCAGTTGAATTGGGTACATCAATTTTTGGAAATTGTGATGCAATAGTCATATGGGATGACGATGACATATATCTACCTAATCATTTAGAAAATATTGTAAAGTCTTTAGAGAATGAAGCAAGTTTTTCATATAGCTCTTCAGTCTATATGTGTTTAGATAATGAAGAAACTCCTAAATTAGATCCTACCGGTTATAGACGGTTTCACGGAAATATAGCTTTTACGGAAAAGCTATATCGTTATAATAAATGGGATAATACTCTTCGAATGGATTTTGATACCAAAATGATTCAACGTCTAATTGACAATGGGGTAGAGTCTGACCGCAGTAACTTTGGACTACCGACATACGTATACAGATGGACAACATCCGGAGAGCATCATTGCTCTGCTGTTTCAACCGGTCCGGGAGATGAAAACTGGTATTTTAAAACTCCTAATAACAGAAAAGGTCCGTTAACTAGTTTAAAACCGGTATTTGACGAAAATACGCTTATAGTTAGAGATTACCTAGAGCAGCCTCAACTTTAAGATCGTGTTTCATTGAATGAAATCTTTCATCAATATATTTTTGAAAAGCTAATGGTTTAATCCATTTATTACTTTCAATATCAACGTCTTCTTTTCCACCTACTACTTCAAGTGCTTCAATTAGACAAGCCCAGCGGACTAACTCATCAAAATCCATGGTCTTTGTTGTGCCGTCTTTTAGTTTAAATTTATGTTTTTCCATATTATATATTATATTATAGTTCCGTTCCTGGAGTGTAATCTGATGTTATCTCGACATCTTCTACCTTTTTAGCTAAATCTGCAAACGTTTTATTTACATTTACTGTTTCTGTAAGAAGAGTTGGAACCAAATTAACATCAACCCTATACGTATTGTTACACTTCTCACATGTATAAGTATTATCCATATTAACAAAAATATTTTCCTGAAAGGTAAAATTATTACAAGGACATACAATTGTAGCTTCGTTAAGATCTAGTAGTTGTTGTAATTCTGCTTCAAATTCAGCAGTAAGATTATCAACTCTATTAATCTTTAGTGATGAAACAATAAAAGCAATTAAAAACTGACAAACAAAAGCGAGAACTGTAGTTTCCCAAAACCCAAATACATTACGCAATCCAAAACCAATAGCAAAAGATACCAATATGGTAATAAAAAAAGACCTTAAGATAGTCATATAGCTATTTTAGACAAGTCCTCGGGAATATCAAGTATAAGTTCGTTAATTTGATCAATTTTATCGTTTATACAATCAATAACACCGCTTGCAATATTTTCATTAGCTTTTGCTTTTGAAAGCATATTTCTTAGTTCAGCTAAAGAAACAAAGGTATTACTAAGAAGTTCGTTCATTTGATCTAACTCAAACGGTAAAATAGGTGGCGCTTTTTGATGCTTTTCATTATCCTTGTACATAGTGAGCTGATCTTGTACGTTCATATGATAATTAATGGGTTTATCATCAGGTGTTATGCTGTAAGGAAATTCCGATCCATCCATGTAATTATTTATGCTAGAGACTAAATAATTTTATGACCAAATTCGAAAGACGTTTTTATAAATCACTCAACGAGCAGGCTGAAGAGGAAAGAGCAGCTTTTGAAGCAGAATTAGATGATAATACTGAAGCTGGGGACTTTGATGTAGATGTTGAAGTTGATGAAGTTGCTGTTGAGGAAGATCCAAATGTAAAAGCTGCACAAGCTGTTAGTGAACGTAATGAAGCTATGAGAGCTAAACTTGAAAGTTGGGTTGGTGAGATTGAACAGTTTTTAGAGTACTTAAACGGCTCATCTCCAGACTCTATCCAAACTTTATTAGCTAATGCTGAACCTGATACAATTTTTGATCGTATGAAGGCCTCTGAACAGCGTAAGATTGCTAGAGTTGCTACAGAGCTTGCTGCTCTAAATGAGTCCTTTAAAGGTTATATTGCTCAAACTGGAAACGCTCAGTTTAAATACGTCTGATTTCGATATTTTTTAATTTCGGATAATCTTACAATACCTTCGATTCCATCGAAGGTATTTTTTTGTATAAATTTCCACTTAATTTCGTTTACCTTGCAAGCAATTGCAATATCGTTAAAGTCTTTAAATCTCTTACCAAACTTTTCCGGCCATATGAACACTCTCTCCCCTTGCTTAAGGAGTACTTCTGATTTAATTAAAGATGCTTGATCAACCCACTGTGAATCGAGGATCCATGTCTTATCATAATACTTAAGCGTTGTATTTAACTGCTCCTCCTGTCGTTGCGTAAATGATTTACCACGTTCAGTAATTCCAGCGACAGCAACAGAGTTTTTCGTGAAAAAGGCATTAATCGGACCTTCAAAAATATAAACACAATCATGATCACTCTTTACACGGTCGATATTAAATAAAGTTTTTTCAGCATTAACTTTTCCTAGATACTTAGGTTTAATTTTTTTATCCTTATTTAAAACTGTTCTGGTTTGATAAAATTCTATTTCATCATGTTCATTAAAAAACGGAACCACTAGTCTATTTTTATGAACCATGTCTGTTAATGATACATATAAAGCTTCGGGCTTGTTAACAGCCGTATCTAATCGTCTTTCCTTAATTAAATGCCGAACAGCTGTAACAACGTTGCTGTTACTATAAAAGTCAAGCTGAAGCTTATCAGACAAATTAATACTATCCTTAGGTAAGGTAGCGACTTCAAAGTTTGGTTTAATATCTTTATCTCTAGCAATAATATCTTCAACATCCGGAACATGATCTTTTAATTCTTTAATTACATCTTCGTCAGTAGTACCTGATACTTCTTTTATCCACCTTAACGGCTTTCCAGACCAACCACAGTTATGACAAAATATGTTTTCGTTTTTTGGAATATAATAACACCGTCTCTTCTTACCTAACGATTTACCTTCTCTGCAGATAGGGCAGCTGCATTGATAAACGTTATTAAATTTGTTATACTTTGGATAAAAGCCGAGTTCAAAAAACTTAAGTATAACAAAGTCTTCAGGAAGTGATATCATTTAACTTATTATAGAGACTTTTCATAAAAAACAAATTATGCCAGTCCTCTTTTTTATCAAGAATACGGTTAAAGGAGTATTCTTCACAATATTCTAAAAATACCTTATAACAAGGATCAACTTTAACTGCTAACTGGTCTTTATAATATTGCGCTTCTTCCGGAAGTGATTCATACTTATCCAAACAAAATATATCTGCATTACGTTTAAATATTTTTTGCTGATCCGCGTCCAATATAAACCCAGGGTCGTCTAGATATTTTCGTACAGAAGCTTTTCCAAATCTTGGCAATCCGGGGACATTATCTGACTTATCACCAGTTAAACACTTTGCTGTATACCACTCTTCCACGTCTTTAAAACCAGTCTGTTTTTCAAAATTATTCTTTTCAAAGAATTTTTTTCGAATAGGGTCATATAGAGTGCACTCCGAACTAACTAACTGTAAAAAATCTCTATCTACGGAAACAATAACTTTTACACCTTCATGTTCTCTACAAATATAAGCAACAATGTCATCAGCTTCTAGTTCACGGGGAAATATAGAATTAATTCCCATTGAATAGAGTATTGACTTTATTACTTCATTGTTTTGATGTGGCGCTGGGTCGTTAGTTCGATTACCTTTATATTCCTTAAGGATACTCTTACGTATATTGGGTTTATAGTCTTGTTTTTCATCCCATACAAATACTGTAGTATCAGGAACAAACTGCTTCACGTAGGAGCTAACAGCATTAAGCGTAAAGTAAATATGAAAGTTACTTACCTGGTAATCTGAGTGTGTCTGCGTCTTCTTCGACTGCGCTTTCGCTGTATGAAACGTTCGGTGTATTAAGTTGTTGCCGTCTATTATTAGAGTTTTCATTTTTTCTATATTGCGCTTCAACAACCGAGTAAACGTCTTTTGGAAGCTTCTCTACAAACTTAATTATATCCTCGTTCCTTCCAGTATCAAATGATTCTATTGGAACATTAATGTTTTCCATATGAGGGAGTATAAGACAGCCAATAACATCATCTTTAGGTTCAACTATTGCAAACATTTGACCTACATAGTCACCGGTTTCAACAGCATATATATCTCTCTTACAATATTTCATCTGGACCATACCCATGATCAGTTCCTTTTATATGGTGCATTTCAGAAGCAAAATACTTTAATAAGAATGAATTTAATGCTTCAACTTGCTGTGGAGTTTTTGATGCTTTTATATCTAAGTGCCTTCCTTGAAAGTCATAACCCAACAAAATATAACAATCTAAATATTCACTAATAATGGTACATAAACGTTGTGCTAGGTCTTGTCTTCTCTTGAATGTTTTCTTTTCAACAAGGCTTTGCTTAAGAGCTCTCTCAACCATCTCCCTCAACTCCTCATCGTTGTCAAAATCTTCAGAGTCTTCATTAGTCTTATCAGCCATATTATTATTTATGCAAAAAATCACTCTTATCCTTTTGACATACCCCCGATCTTAACAACTTACTAACAACTACTTCAATCGAATCTGTCTTTAAGCTAAAGTTGTTATTAAAGAGTTGGTTACCATCATTAAAACTAAATAAGTATTCTCCCTTAAACGGGGTATTTTCAAAACATGTAATAAACACTGATGTGCCTCCTGGATCAACTAAAACAGTCCATTTACGAGGATCAGATTCACTATACTTATCAAAAATGCGGAGTGTTACAAAATCGTTATCTTTTAATCTCTTAATAAAATAACCTGCAGTTTTAAGTTTGTTCTTTTTTTGTATATTTGTCATTGAGTTAAGGCTGATATAATATATTTTAATTTAATATCTTTATCTTCAATATCAAATACAACAACTCCATATTCCGTATTTACCCTTACGTTAAATTCTTCATTAATAATAGAAAGTAATCTAATATTATCTAAATTTACCGGTATGGGTTTAAGATCTATATCTGTTTCTCCTAAACTCAGGGTAAAGTTATCAGTATTATGGCGCGCACGATCAGTAAGCTCTGCCATTAAATTGCCATTCTCCGTATAAAAATATATTTTATTGGTTTCTGATGCAAATGTACTACCCTTAAACAACCTCTGTAGAGTATTTTTATTTAATTTAAACTCTACATCAAACTTAAATGAATTAATCTTATCTAAATTAATACTAGGCTTCGTTATAAAACCTTCTTCGAAGAGATGGTATTTAAACTTCACCCCTGTACCTTTATATTGAAGGTTGTTTGCATTAATTTCCAAAGAAATACTACTATCTTCAATTGTATCTAGTACATTACGTAGCTTTTTAACATCTGGAACGTTTATAGTATCTGTAAACCCTACATCAGCTTTGTATTCTGAGCATAAAATTAAAGTATTATCTATGCTTGCTACTAGACTTGATATCCTATCTTCTTTTATGTCAAGGATAACTCCACTATCGTTTATTTTTGAAATAGCGTCTAATAATTTTAGAAATTCACTTTTGTTTGCGACCTCTAATTGTCTTTTTTCCATTATCTAATTTTAAGCTAATTTCTTTTAATAGCAAATTCTGCTCCTCCAATAGATTAAGCAACTTATCTGCAACTTTAGGTTCAGATAAATCCAACTCCATTTGATTTGCATCTTTTTCAGGCTCGTGATCATCATAAATGTGAACTACTTCTGGTTCTGGCTGCGCTACTGGTACCGGTTGGTGTGCTTCCTGTAGTTGTGCTGCAGCTTGTTCTGGCGTTACTTGCTGAACCGGTGGAGGAGCTTGTTCTGGCTGCGGTTGCTGTGGAGCGTGTTGTGGGTGTCTTTGAACAGTAGGCATATGAGCTGTTTGCTCAAACACCTGTTTCATTTCTTCAGACTTAGGTTGAAGGTTACCAGAATTACCGACAATATTTTGATCCTGCTGGTGTAGTTGACCATATGTTTGGCCCATAAACTGCATAACCACAGCTTTTTCTTCCGGTGTCATTCCTTGTGTTTCCATATTAGAGATCCTTTAACAGGTCATCAATATCCTCTTCTACTGTATCATTTCCAGCAACAACTGGCTCCGGCTCTGCTGGAGCTGTCGCTGTCGCTGCAGGTTCAGGTGCTGTAGTCGCCGGTACGTCTTCTTCAGTCTTACAGTAATAATGCTCGTTAAGCATATCTTTAAGCTCGTCATAAGACTTTTGAGTAAACACTTCAGAAAGATCAAACGCACTATCATAAATTTCTTTCTGCTTATCTTCAGAAATATCAATTTTTCCAGCAGTAGTAAATCTCGAAGAAACGTATGTCGGAAAGTCTCCTTGCTGCTCAACCTTAATCTTAAAGTTTACACCATCCTCACCAAGATCGAAAATACGAGGACCAAACTCTTCAGCATCTTCACCCTCGATAGCCTCGGTAATAATTTTTTGAAGCTGCTTACCATATCGAAGAATTTTTACCTTGCCGTTATTATCCGGATTAGCAGGATCATCAATTACATAAACATTAACAAGCCATTTTTCCAGTCGACGGATAGCTTGCATTTTTTCTTTTTCTTCTTCACTTCCAGTTCTTAGAACTTTAAAGCGTTCTTCAGCGATAGGGTCTCTTTCACCAAACGTCTGCGGACTTAGTGTCTGTACATACTGCCCAGTAGCGAAAGAATTCCACCCGTGATTATAATAATGAAAAAATGTCTTACTAGGATCTTTTGCAAAAGGCAAAAGTCTCACTGTAAAGGTATTACCTACCTTAGTCTGCATAATTTCGTTGAATGTAGCAGAGCCCTTACTCTCGGAGCTAGCTAACGCGTCTTTAATTGATTGAAACATTGAAGTATTAAAAGTACTCATGCCATAATTATAAGACCTGTAGAGAGAATATCAACAGTTTTTTACAACTGTATATTCGAATTAGAATTAAGGAACTTAGTAATATATTTTGACTTTGTTATTGCAGGTTCAAAGTCTATAAACAGCTTTACTATGTCGAAATTTGTTTCAATTGTTAAAAGCTCCTTTAGAATATTTCTTAATCTTTCTTCTTGCAATACTAATATAAAAATATTTTGTAAAGATAATTTTTTACCTTTTAGCATTGAGCAAAACGTACAGAAGCAAAGTAGTAAATGCTCCGTTTCATCGTGTATTAAAGTCTTCGAAGGGTTGGGTGATATATTACTTGTTGTTAGCACGGTACAAATGTTTTGGTTAAGTTTGCAAATTGTTCAGTTAACTTTCCTCCAGCTGCAGCTGCATGACCACCACCTCCACATAGCTTTGTAGCTAATATGCTTACATCTATATTACTCTCTTTTGAACGCCTGAATGATACGGTTTTTGCTTGAGTGTTTACTATAATGCTTATATCTGTATTATACTTGTTTATTAAGAAGTGTGCGAGTTCATTAATTGCATAGTTTGCAAATGTAGCTACGACACTATAGTCTTTTATCATACCTGTAAAGACTTCGCCTGTATCAATTTGATCTTTAAATTTTTTAAAATATAGCTTTATAGCATTTTTTTCATGTATGGTAAATTCTCTATAACCGTCTATAAATGCCGCTATAAATTTTTCCGTTTTAGGAGAATTTAAATTGTAATATATAGCATTTAACTTTAACGACTCTTTGTGTTTTGTATTATACCAGTCATATGTACTAATATACTTCAACAACTCTTTTTGCTCATCTGTTAAATGTTGTAAATGCTTATTAAATTTATCCAAGATTAGATCTACGCAAGAATAATAACTGTCGTCAAGTATTGTTTTAGCTTTACTATAGAGTTCTTTATGTCTAGCGTGATTTTTATGTGAGTCAACCACTACAACATTCGGCTTATCAGCTAACTTAATTTGCTCTGGTGTTAAATCTAAGTCAATAATATAGACCCTATCATAATGATCTAAGGATTCCTGCGCGCCTTTAAACTTACCTGTAAAAGTATATTCAGAAACGTCATTAATGCTAAATGTTTTAGCATCTTTATATAACCACTTTAATACAAGGGTAGCGCCTGCTCCATGTAAATCAGTATCTGTCCATACTTGGATATTCACTTTCCATTATTTACTAAAAGTTCCTTATTGTGCAAGTCCGGCTAATACGTTAAGAGTATCGTCCATATCCTCACCAATCTCAATATCATCTGCTTGCTCGATAGTTAAAGTAGAGTAATCAATTCTCATAGCTTGAGTAATGCCCCGGGGACCATATCGATTTTTCATCATACCAAGACGTATAACCCCTATACCTCTATCTTCTTCATTTTGAAAAATAGAAATAATAGCATCAGCAGTAGCGGCTAAGCCGATAGATTCGGAGATAGTCGCTAAGTCAGGATTATCGGTATCAAACCCAGCTCTATTCAACTGAGTAGCTGAAATGATAGGGCAATTAAACAAATAACTCATAGCACGTACTTGCTCTGTTACATGTTTAATACGCTCGTAAGAATTATTACCTACTGTTGAGTGCATTAGATTAAGATAGTCTAATACGATAGCATCTAACTTGATACCTTGCTCTTCAAACTTTTTAACAAATGCTTTAAGCTGATTAGCAGTAATAGTAGCTGGGGGAAACTCTTTAATAAAAATTTTACCACCTTGTTCACTCATACCATGCTTAATGCTAGCAGAGTTTTGAGCAAGTTCTTTCATTGGAATCTTAGTAACGTTACTACAAATACGTCTAGCGTATAATAGCTCAGACATTTCTAAAGTAACCAATAAAACGTTCTTACCTTCTTCAGCTATATTACTAGCAATATTACCAAGAAAGATAGATTTACCAATATTAGTTTCACCAGCAAAGACATACAAAGCTTTACCCGCTTCGAGAAAGCCTCCACCCAGGCAATTATCTAACCATTCCCATTTACTCGGAACATGCCTTTCAACTGAGTTAAGATCATCAATAAGTTTATCAACATCACCATAAAAGTCTAAACCAAGATCAGTTACAAGATTAATATTACAAGATTTTTCAAACTTATCTAATACTACTGATGTATCTACTTCACCTTTTGATACATCTTCAGCTACATTCAACATGGTATGATAAACAGCTTTTTCTTTAAGAAACTGCTCAGTATTATCATACAACTCATCTTTATCTAGAGAGTTATCAATATCAGTAAACGACTTAACTAATCCCTTAAACGATTCTTTTTGTTCATCAGAAACAAGATAGGACTTTATCTCAGTAGTAGTCGGAAGTTTATTTCTCTTTTCGGAAAAGTCTTTAATAATATTAAAGATACTTGCTATTGCTTTATCTTTAAAGTACTCCGGTTTTACGAAATCAGCAATAGAAGCTAGATATCCACTATCTGTAAGAGACTTATAGATAAGAATATTCTCAAAATAATCTAAATCTAATTTACTCACGCCTAATAGTATAATATGTTATGCGGATTTCCACTTATCGAGAAACCAGTCTTCTCCTTTTTGAAACTCTTCAGTGAAATCTGTAAGACCAGGTGATTTATGAGTTATAATAAAATCGCCAACTCCAACCTTAAAGCCGGCTTTATGACACTGCATAGAATAATCGAGATCGTAGAAATGCCATTTTGAAGGACATGTTTCATCGAATCGAATTTTCTTAAATACTTTTCTCTTAATAACTAGAAAAACACCATCTACTAGAATGGCTCTATTCGGATAAAAACCAAATCCTCCCATATTTTTTTGATTCTCGGTACCATGAGCAGCTTGACCAACTAAATGGCCTCCATTAAGACCTCCTCCTAGTAAATGCCAAAGTACCGGTTTTTTGAGAGTTACTTTATTACAGCCAGCAACCCCAACGAGATCAAATTTCTTAAAATTTCTTTCAATTCTTTTTTCTGAGAATGCTTCTAAAATTACATCATCATGAACTAATACCAAGTTTTCAACGCGTTCCTTAATCGCGAAGTCAATTGCTTTATTGTAAGTCTTTTGTAGTGATTCTTGGTTATGTTCTTTTATAAAGACGTCAATACCTTCATCTTTACATGTGTTGTAAAGCATTGTGTCTTCCTTTTTACCCGCCGTAGCGGAAAATATAAATGTATCTATCATACAAATGTAAAGGGGGATTTGACTTCAAAAGTTCCAACTTTATTCCATCTTTTTGTTTTCTTATTCAACTTCATTATAACGCCTTCCGGTAATATCTTATAGCCAGTACCAGGCATAGTAGAATAACTACCCTTATTGTTATAGTGAAGCAACGACCCTGTTCTAGCAATATAAACATCATTAGTATCACAATGCACCATACTTAAAGCATACGTACCCTGTAACATTGACAGCGCTTGAATTATTATAGCTACTGGATTTTTATTAACTTGAGAAAATTTTTCTAACATCTCAACTATTACAGCTGTATCTACGGGATTCTCTAAAAACCTTGCGTGTTCTTTTCTTAGCTTTTTTTCATTAGTCAATACACCGTTATGACTGACTAACCACGATAAAGATTCAAACGGATGTGATGTGTTATAGTTCCAAGTTCTTTTAGCTGAAGTAGGAGCTTGTACATGACCTAATAAGTATTCTAATTTTTGACCGGGAAATTTAAATTTATCAAAATCTACATCACCTTTTTGCTTAACAACATATTGATCATCATCATATTTTGGATCCGGTAAACACGTTACACTACTTGCAAAATTTCCACGTTCTTTGTTTGCTTCATATAAAATTTCAAACATTGTCTTATCGAACGATCCAAAAATAGCGCACATATCATATGTTAATCTATCTTATCTGATAATCAATCTTCCCAATCAAACTTAAACCCAGGCTCCCACATATAAGAATTGTCTACATAACGACTAGACGGTCCTTCAGGCCCCTCCTCACGAATTCGTTCGCAAATTTTTCTCATTCGTAATAAGTGTGCACTCGGTTCACCTATAGATTGTCTATGATCCTTAGGTATCCTCCAAAACAAATCAATATTACCATATCTTTTGTCTTTAGCTAAACTGTAATCTGGGTAATCAACACCATCAATAGTAAACCACTTTTTCTTTTTCTTTTTAGTTTTTTCGATTCCAAGATTCTTAAGTGTCTTTTTACCTAAACCTTTCACTTTAAATAAATCGTCATTGTTCCGGAAAGGTCTAAAGCCTACAACACGTTTAGCTGTGGTCCTCCCTACACCGGGTAGTTTACACAGTTGTTTTTCAGTCATCTTATTAAAATCCTTATAATTTAGCTTCATAGGTATAAATATATTATATGAGTTCCTTCGATTTCACCGATAATTTTAGTGGCTTTAATGATTTATTCAACAGGTCAGAGTTCCTTACGGAAGCTAAAAAATCACCTTATGCTAAATACCACCCTTCTTTCGGTGGTGTTACAAAAGATCTAAGATCTGCTGGATTTAGTTCTGCTCCATTGGATACAATTAACTTTATTAGAACAGCGTTATATAACTTAGAGCTTATAAGCGATGATGAATTAGCTGCTGCTAAGAGAGGGGCTGGATTTGCTGCTAAGAAGAAGAATCTCTTAGCTTTATTAGATGCAAAAGAAGATGTAATCGAACAAAATAAAGATGAAATAGCTAAAGAGATTGAAGACGGTCTCGCTCGGTA